CAAGAAGCCTCTTATGCAACGCCAAGCATGGTTAAATAAACTACAAGACAAAAACAGAGTTGATGCTCTTAAGTATTGGCTTAAATTAATATGGGAAAATAATTAATGTTATTAGCTGAAGAATACTCACCAGACCTTACTAAGGTAAAAGATTATTTAGTAAAAACTCCATTAGGTTATATGCTTCGTGGAGACGTGTCTGGAGCTGTAGACAAACTTGGATCTGATGCTAAGTTGCGTGTTGATGCTATGAGAGATCCAGAGACTGGATTAACAGCTGGACTAGATTTCTTAACAGGCGGCGCAGGAACTATAACTCATAAATTCTTAAAACCATCTATGGTTGGCAAAACAAAATTATCTGGTGCAGATAGTTCCGCAATGACTAAGTATAAAAAACAATTAAAAAATAGTAGAGCATTTAAAAGAAACGAAGAGATGCGAGAAGCTGGTAAAAGTGAAATTGAACAGCTACCCATTGGTGAAAGAAAAATAATAAGTCCAGAAAGTATGTTAAATAAAGTTTTAGTTCCTGTTGCTGGAGATATGACACGAACTGGAGCTAAAATTAAAAATATAGAAGGCATACCTTTACAAGAAGAAATTATAATGCAAGGCGGCCCAATGTACTCATTACTACATAATACAATGGGAAGTAAAAACGCTTGGGCAAGTAATTATGGTGCAGCAAGTAGTAAACAAAAAAACTTTAATGATGCGTTTGATGATGAATTATTCAAATCTGCTGATGGAGTTCTTGGAGTTTATACAGGAATGCATCCAATCACTGGATCTTATTTTGCTACACCAGAATCAAAAATATTAGTTGATACCATGAATGTTTTAAAGCCAAAAGTTGCTGACATTAAAGTAGCCGATGAAGCAATTAAGAAAAAATTAGCAGATGAGAAAAAGACAGCAGAGTTTACTTCCTTACGAAGCGATAAAATATACGAACAAATGGAAAAAAATGGTGATTTAAGAAGAGCTATTGCAAGCGTATTAAGAGAACCAAAATATCAGGCTATGGGTTTCGCCAATGCTGGAGACATGACACGCATTATAAGAGAGCCATTACTTAAAAATGCAACACATGGTGATTCAGGCCTAACTGTATTCAAGGCTGAAAGAGGTGCAGGAATAAATCCTTATGCATATCATCAGTCATATGATTCTGGAATTCAAGGCGAATATCTTGGTGGGTTATTAGAATCTGTACCAGCCGAAATTATGTTTCCTAAAACTTTTGCTAAATTTGAAGGTAAGGGAATGAATACAAAAAGTGGAAAATTTAAACCTTATGCTAAGTCAAATATTTTAGGATCACTAGCCAGAGCGCATCATTCTGAATTAGCAGATCAACAGTGGCTAGATAACCTAATGAAATATTTAAGCACTAAACGCAAATAACAATACCACCATCACCAACTGTACAAACAGTTACTGAGCCATCTGGACTCATAATGGTGGTTGTATCTGCTATTGATTCTACTGTTAGTAAAAACAAAAAACTAATTGCTAATGTAATTGCCTCAACTTTGCCCATCTTTATTCTCCTCAAAAGTTACTAGATTATCTGGATACATCTTGTAATGTTTACCAGTAATATTGTGACTTAACTCTACCCTAACAGCTCCATCACTTTGTTTAAAAAACTGGACATTATACCAGTCACCCTCAATCGCCAGTTTTCTTATTGTCATTTTTTTCCTCGTTACAGTAGCCGTGTCCTGCAAGATTTACATGACACCACCACTTTTGTCTATCGTATATTTTTGGATCAGATTTTTTGCATACATGACAAACCTGACCAAAAGTATTTTGTGTTGTATATTTACGCTTAGTCCTCATCGTGCAAAGGATCTTCTATCCACTCATCAGGCATAACTGGACTAGATACATCAAACCTTTTACTCGCTTCCTCATAAAAAGACTGCCAAGTTTCGTTAGCTTTATCTAGGTCCTGTTTTTGTAGTTTAATGTCATCATGCTTTTCTAAAAACCTTGCTGCATATTTAACATGATTGGCCATATGAACACACTCGATACCTTTGAGTTTATGTAACATATATTCAATGACCTGATAACATTCTAACCCATGCCTTACATACCACTTAGGTTGTTTTATTGGATCACTCATTTTACTACCTCTTTATCTACAATAATTAAATCATCAAAGACTTCACACTTTGTGCCTTTGACCTGTAAGTAGATGCTCTCTATTTCCATCGACTTAATTAGTTTGCCATCGTAACAAATAAATTGTGGTTTTGGCTGTTCTTGTATTAAATCATAATGCACATAAATTCCAAATGCAAGAAACACAAATAAGTACAATACAAAAATTTTAATACATTTCCTTAGCATATTCTAATCCTCCATTGTCTTTAATACTTGTAATACAAAGTATAATTATACTTGTAACAAAATCTATATAGAAAGGATAACATTATGTGGACAAAACCAACAGCAACAGAAATGAGATTCGGTTTCGAAGTAACAATGTACGTTTGCAACAAGTAATTTTTGCTTAAGTATAAAAATGGGCAGCTCATCGTCTGCCCATTAATTTTTCATACATAGCGGTATTATTCCTGATCCAATGAAAGTCTAACTCTACCTTCACCAGTCCTCTTCTTCTAGTAAACTTAGTTAAAAACATTGATTTACCTTCTGGAAGATACTTTGCATTCTCAGCAGGAATATATCTAATAACTCTAGAACGGCACATCTTCCTCTAGCTCCGCTTGTTTAGATGGTGCTGCAGAAGAGTCTGTATGGAAAACTCTTACATTACCTAAAATAGGTGTTTGAGTTCCTGCATCTCGTTCTTCTTTAGTTGTAGATTGACTAATGAATCCATTGTTACCGTACTGGTCTACATTGTCTGTATCAACCCAAGTTGTTAAATCTAGATATGTACCTTTTTCACCTTTGTACAATCTTTCCTTATCAATCTTAGTTACATCTATTCTTACGCTTACGCCTAATCTGGCCATATATTTCTCCTTAAAAAAATCTAACTTTGTTATTCTTACTTCTTTTGTAATTGTAAATATCTTCAATCAAAATAAGATAACCTTTAACATCTGTGCAATCCTGAAGTTTGACCGACTGGAATGACAGTTTATTTAAAAACTCAACATGACTATAGTCTAAGTTTTCAAATAATTCCAACATTGCATATACAAAATATCTACGCTTATAACCTTCGTAGTATTCTCTAACCATGCAAATTTTTTCTGCGTTTTTAACAGCTAAATCATAATCTAAAATCTTAAATACACCATCATTAAAATCGGTGTTTTTTGATCCAGACATTCTAGATCTGTTAGTTAAAATAGCATTTGTTTCATTATGACCAAAACCGTATTTACGCTTAAAGTCACGATACCTAATGTAGTCTTCAAGACCTAATTCACAATAACCTTGCATATATTCTTCAGCAGTCCAGTTTTTAGAATTAGTATTTAATCTATGCACATCATCAAGGTTAAGATTTCTAACTTTAATATAATACACATCTTTTTTTAATTCTTTTGCAGCTTCAAACCGATGCTGTCCGTCAATAATTTGATTATTGTTATTTACTATGATTGGAACTTCTATATATTTTTCTGACATAGACTCAGTAAGTCTTTTTAAATGCAGTTTGTTTATATTTCTATTACCATTCATATGTTTAAACATAGAATAATCATTGGTCTTTAAGACTTGATTTACTTCTTTCATACTTATTTCTCCTTAGTATATATAGGTTTCCTCTTGTAACGAGGAGGTTGAACATCGTCTCTCACGCACTGGACAAACTCTTCCGCCTTCGGTATGAACCAGTCCATAAAAGACTCATCATAGAACACCATCTCTTTCGAGGTTTCATGCGGTGTCCATATGTAAAACCAGCACGCTTCTACTCCAACGCAAAACATCTGTACTTGCATTTGGAAAAAATAGCGTTCTGGAATTTCTGGATAAATTTTTTGAGTAAACGGACATTTTATCTCTACAGGTATTTGTCCTAAAAAACCATCAGGTGATGCACCTAGTGGTCTATCAGGATGTACTATTAATTTATTACCTTCACGACAAATGCCCTTCATCTCATCTTCAAACGCTGCAAGAGCAATATGCTCATGATCGTTTCCCCACTGAGTCATTTCATT